AGGAATCTGATTCTAATGCCATGAAATTTGCTGTACTAGAACTGTTTCTACTTACTCTAATTACACCACCACCAGATGAGTCCACGTGAAAATCTGCACTTGGTTCACAGCCAACTCCAACTCTATCATTACCAGCATCAACAAACAGCATATTAGCATTACCATTTGACTCTACTCGGAAGTCTAAATCTGCTGAATTTTCGTTAAATACAGATCCAACGCTTCCTTGAAATCTTACAAACTCTCGAAACGTATCATTATCTATTACATTTATACCTAAAACTCCGTCTACTAGTCCTCCAGTTACATCTTTAACTATAGTTGTTATAGAACCAATATTTAAATTCGAATCATTACTATCGTCTGCTGAAAAATGAATAGCACCAACTAAATCATCATCAGCAGGACTGCCTGAATCTCTGCGTAATCTTAAAACTGGTCCAACATTAGCATCAGCGTCGGTTGATGTTAGTGTAAGAGTGTCAGAGTTATCGTTAACGGTTACTGTAAGATTGCCTCCAAATGTTGCACCAGCATTAAAAGCAGCAGCACCCGCAGCGGACATGTCAAGTGTTAACGCAGTAATTGCAGATCCACCATCGTTACCTTTAAATATAATATCAGTGTCAGATGCAGTAGCATTTACAATAAAGTTACCTGATTCTAAACCAAAATTAACAACACTTGTACCATCATCTTTAAATGTTATATCACCACCACCGACATCAAAGTTAAAGTCACCTGCAACATCTATGCCACCATTTAATATTGCTGCACCTGTTACAGTTAATGTAGAAGCCATATCTACTGCACCATCAATATCAACAACATCTAAATTAGTTGTGCCGTCAACATCTATGTCACCTGAAATATCTAAATTTGTAAATACGGATGTACCGACTGCTGTAATTTTATCGTTAAATGTAGCTGCACCAGCAGCAGACATATCAAAGACTAATGCAGATATTTCACTACCATCATCATTACCTTTAATGGTTATATCACCATCACTCGTGGTGTTTTTAATTATACCGTTAACGCCGTCAAACTCTAATCCCATTATAAAATTACCACCACTCCTGTTATAGTTACAATAGCATTAAAAGTAACAGGGCCTGCAAGAACTGCATTACCAACAACTTGGTTAACGTCTACAGTAGCATCGTGTTCAGGTATAACCTCTGATGCCATTCCACCTGCTCCAACAAATAGTGGACCACCTATTTCTTCTTTGTATGCCATAGTTACTCCTTATGTACTAATCGAATCTACTCTACTAACCCAACAATCAAAACCGTTAGCTGTTCCGCTTTGCGCTTTTAACACATCACCATTTTGCATAACTATTTTAGACCCACCTTGAATTACTTCAATTGATGACGAAACTGGAACACTGACACCTTTAATAAGGTATCTAACGTTGTTACTGTCACCAGCATCTGTAATAAACACATCTAGCGTGTCTGTTGTGGTTAGAATATTAGCAAAACGAAGACCTACAACCGCATCATCGCTGTCCGCTGTAAAGATAGTAGTAGCAGAATTTGTTATTCTTTTACCATTTGATTCAAAATCTTGTGCCATATTTTTCTCCTATTTCGTTATATCACAGCGCGATCGCCATCGCAACCGCGAACCCTGGTGATGCATATAGTGTATCTGTTGATGTGCCGCCGATCGTGATAGCATCTGCCTCTAATGTGCCATCTATATCAGCGTTTCCAGATATATCTAATGTAGCTCCGTCTAGTTCACCTGTAATAGTTAAATTTCTAATACCTGTATAATCTTTGTTTGAGTCTAAAATAACTGCCTTAGAAGCAATGGCTGTACCAACTGCTGTACTACCTAGATCTAGTGCGTTAAGCTCACCTACTACTGCGGTAATACCATCAAGTACATTTAGTTCTGCTGCTGTTGATGTAACACCGTCTAGTATATTTAATTCTTCAGGTGTAGATGTAATTTGTGTTGTGCTTGCAGCTGCTAATACAGGTAATGTACCTGAAACGTTTGGTAAATTAATTGTTCTATCACCAGTAGGATCTACAATTGTAAGTGTAGTTTCGTGTGCGTCAGCTGTAGCTCCTTCAAATATTATTGCATTTTCAGCTTGCATTGTAACTGTATCTACAGTCGTAGTTGTACCTGCTACAGTTAGTTTTGGTACAAGTAATTCTCCTGTGCTTGGATTATATCTTAGCGCACCTGTGTCATCTAATAAACCATTTGACTCATTGTGAAATACAACAGGAAAGTTTGTGTTAGCTGTGCTGTCCGTAACCGTTACTGTAGATGCTAGCGTAACTGTTGTCCCTGCAATCACACTAGATAAAGCAGTGCCATCAACTGTTATTGCATCTGCTTCTAATGTACCATCAATATCTGCATCACCACTAATATCTAAAGTAGCTGCATCAAGTTCACCTGTAATGGTAATATTTCTACCACCGGTTATATCTTTATTTGAATCTGTTATAATAGCTTTGCTTGCTATTACTGTTCCGTTTGTTATTCCATCAATAAGATTAATATCTGTTGCACTTGCAGTAACTCCATCAAGTATATTTAATTCTGCAGCTGTTGATGTAATAGCCGTGCCATCGAAGTTGATAGCATCTAAATATGCAGTACCATCAATATAAATATCTTTCCATTCTTTTGACGAACTACCTAAATCATAGGTATTGTCATCGTCAGGTATAATATTAGAATCAACCTCACCACCAAATACAATGTTGTCTGTGTTAGCATCACCAAGAGTTAGTGTGCCACCATTAAATGTTGTTGTACCAGTGACTGTTAGATTACCACCAACGTCTAAATTAGCTCCTAGTGTAACGTCACCATCTGCATCCAGGAATACAGCTTTGCTTGAAGGTAGTGTACAAAATACTGTTTTACTACCGGCTGCAAAATCTATTTTAGTTGTGTTACCTGCTGATGTATCGATTACCGTGGTTCTTGCTAGAGTGTCGGGAGACGCGTCACCAATAGTTCCAATACCTATTTCCCACGTGCCGTCTGACTCGTGTACAATAATATAATAAGTTGTATTTGTGTCACCAACACCGGTTACAAATGTCTCAAAACCAGTTGCAGCACCACCTAAAGATATGGTATCCTGTCCAGTTGTCGTTGTGGTTTCTTTGACTCTATCGTTTAGAACTAATGCCATAAAACCTTACCCCGATATTCTTATAATAGCACTACTCGTATCTGCGGCTGGAAATTGTATTGTAAAGGTGCCTGCTGTAGTAGAAAAGTCACCACCAAAATCTAACATACATACTGCTGAATCAGTAGCAAGTCCTGCTGTTGCTGCACCACCTGATGATTGATAAATGAGCGCGTACCGCGCTGTTGTAGAAACTGTTGTAAAAGAAGTGTCCGCAAAATCTGTAAACACTATGGATGTAGAAGAACTACCTGTAACACCATTATTAGTTAGTGTATTTCCTGCTGCAGTGTAACCAGAACCCGATGCATTTGTTGCTTCATTAGTTGTGTTGTAACCAGTTATAGCTGATGCAGAAACTGTTTTAGAAGATGTATAAAGAGCAAGTTTATATGTGTCTCCGCCAGATGAACTAAAATTGTGATTACCTTTTAGAAGGTGCTCTTTAAAAACATTACATATTACGTTTGCCATATTTTCTCCTTACGGGTTTACAGATGGAATTGGTATTCTTACCGCTCCATCTCTATATTCTTCACGTCGTTTTTGACCCATTTGTTCTGTTGCTAGTGTCTTGACAGCGTTTTTATAAGACGCTTCGTACAAAGCTAACATGTTATCAGGTCCTTTTAAAAATTTAAAAGCTTCGATTAGGCAGGCATACAACAATGCTGTTGGAGCATTTGTACTAACCCACGTTGAGGTAGTACTTGAAGATAATCCTGTTGGTTGAGCATAATACTCAATGTCCATAGTATAAGCCGCATTTGGTGTAGGTGCAAGAATTAATGAGTCTTCATCGTACGTTGCAAAGTATTTTGGAATACCTGTGCTAGTTCTATTTGGCCAATATTCTGATATAAAGGAAGGGTCTTTTTTTTGTAAAACTATTCTTTCGTTATTTGTCAAACCACCTAATGCTCCTGCCGCACTAAATATAGACACAAACCGAATAGCACTAAATAAAGCTGGTGTTGTACCAGGCAATGTTACAAATGGTGTGCTAGCTGTTAATACAGCACTTGCATTTTTCTTATATACGTCAAGGTCTAGCTCCCTGTACAATCTCATTTCAGCATGTTCTATAAAATCATTAACAATAGTAGTTGTTAAAACATTACTATCTGTTTCTGTATAATCTCTTATTTGTGTTACTAGTTCTGCGTATGTTGTCATGGTGTTATTGTTGTAGGTCCTGCATAAGCGCGGAACCCTCCTCCTTTTATATTACCAGTTGTTGCAGTATCTGTCGACACTGAGAATGTGTATGTATTCGTGTCTACTACAGTTATTGTGTAACCTGCAGCTGCGTTTATATTTGTAGCTGTAATACCGTCAAAACTAGTTGCAGCATAAAAACGAACAGTGTCACTTGTTGATCTACCGTGATTTTCTTCTGTTACCGTAATTGTTGAAGAACTAGCAGACCCTGTTTTAAAGGAATCTGTTTTTAATAAATTAGGTGCTGCTGTCTCCGTTCTATCTGGTCTAGCGTCTTGTAAAGCTTGTGCGTCTGCTTTGTGAGGTCTTGGTTCTAATTGAGGGTGTTTTGCTTCAAACTCAGAAGTATGTACAAACGAACCATTCCATTCTTTTACCATTTCATTATATGGAAAAGCCATACCACTACGATCTGATATAGCTTTTGCTTTTCTTCCTGTTGCAAAGTTAGACATTTGGGTAATACGCTTTCGGTGTTATGTGTGTACTTGTAGAAGAACCATCTTCTACTAATGCACGATTTAATTCATCTTCGTAAATCATTTTTAATTGTGGTACTAGTTCTGGTTTTTCTTTTAATGCTAGATAGTAAGATAAACCTGATACCATGCACGGTACAAAACGATAAGGAATATCACTTGAATTTGTGTAATCTCCAGCGTCTTCTATTCTTTTTACATAATATAAATGAACTTCTGATGCAGCGGCTGTAGCGTCTGGTGTTGGATACACACTTACAGTAACACGATCAATAAAACGTTGCACATAATATTGTGTGGGTTGGCTTTTTGTTAGTTTGTTAGATAACGCAGAATAAGTAGACCTGTCTATTTTTGTTAATGCTACATCTGATTGTGTTGTAGTTCCTCTGCTAGTTCTGTATGTTGCCTCAAGTACATCGTCCATACCAAAAATTGTAGAATCTGTTTGTACTGTTGTAGCTTGCGCCCTATTTGTATCAGAGGTGTCATCTGCCGCACTTCTAAAGAAATGATACTCAGCTTGTCCTTCAACAAGATTTATGTTTGTTTCTTTTAGTTCCCAATAATGCAAACCTCTATTGCCCCATTCTTGAAACATTATGTTTAAAGAAC